ACACAATGAGTTGATATGGTCCTCCGTTATATAACCATTCGTCGATGGTTGCAGCTTCCCAGATTGGGTAGAAGTGAAGACCGATTGCGTTAGACGATGGGACGATAGCCCCTGAGATGATGTTGTTTCCATAGAGTAGAGATCCAGCAACAGGTTCACGTATCCCGTCTATGTCTACAGGCGGTGCTGCGATGAAAGCGATAATGAAACAGGTTGCTGCTGTAAGTAAGCATGGAATCATAAGGACACCAAACCAACCAACGTATAGTCGGTTGTTGGTATCTGTTACCCAGTCACAGAACTGATTCCAATTATTCTGTTCAGGTATTGTGAGTGTACTCAAGTTTAAACTCCTTTAAGTTTTACTGCATCCTTATAAATCTGTGCAGCTGATAGCATTACTTTCTTCCTTAAGTCTGGGTTATGCTTAACTGCATTAGCAGCGTTAACCCTTCTAGTATGTTTGTCATAATGATCTGGCATTAAACTCCCTCCATTCTTTTTGTATGTATGTGTAGAAGATAGTACTAAGTACTATAAGTATTGTAATGACATCTTCTTTCCAGAGATCTGCTTTGGTCATACACGATGACCTCGCTCCCATATTTTTTCATCAGCCCCTTTGGCTTTCTCTGTAAATGGTGGTTTCATACCCCATTTTTTATACAGTTCATTAGTGGCTTCCTTCTCTGACTTAGAAGGTTTATAGGGTTGATTAGCTCTTGTACCTTCAGTCATTGTCGTTTACGTTTTTATTATGTGATGTGTGGCCACGAAAGAAGTCTTCCCTGTCCTGTTTTCTAGTACTCAAGACACGCTTAATTTCTGAGGCAGAATGTTTAACGTCCTTAATAGTATTCTTAACGAATTTCTTTACTCCCATGTTTTAAAACTCCAAGTTGTTTGATCGTTCTAATTTTTGAATAACATCCTGACGATAAGCAGGATCTTGATCATATCTAGGATCACTCATAGCAGCAACTAGTTCGGCTTGACTACGGAATGCATCCTTAGTTTCTTGAGGTGGTTTACCTGAATACATTTTACCTTCATATCCATTTGCATTTTCATACTGTGCTTTCAGTCCAGAGACAGCTATCTTAATAGCTTCAACACTCCCTGTACCAACGATACTATCAAATGCTTCTATTGATTGTTGATCTAAATTTTGACCAGCCCAGTTAACTAGGTTACTATAAGAGTCTTCCCCACCAGCATAGTTTTTAACTTCATTGATAGCTTGGTCGGATAGGTCAGCTTCACTTGGTCCTTCTGGTTGGTCCATAGCACCTGATTTCTGTACCTCCATATAAGCTTGGACTAAATCCTTACTGCTCATAGATGAGAACTTATTTAATGTCTCTTCAGATAACTTACCATCGTTTTGATAGTATTCATCTGAAGCTGACATTATTGTTTGTGCTCCTTCAGTAAAGTCTGTAGCTTCCTTCTTTTCTTCTGGTACTTCATCGGTTTCTGAAACCTCAGCTTCGTCAACTGTTTCGCTATCTTGATTATCTTTTTCTCCAAGTTTTCTTTGGAGTTCTCCATAGGCTCTTTCTAATTCTTCGGCATTTTTATATTTACCTGCCAGTAGTTTACCTTCTTCTTCTTGTAATTTCTCACCGACATTTAAAGAATCCTGTTCTTCAGCGGTTAATTGTACCCCTTCACTTTCACCAACTATTTCTGCTGGTGGAGTAGGATCAATTGTTAATGTTTCTGCCATGTTTATTCAGGTGGTGTGATTTGTGAAGCAATATTACCTGCTTGTTCTAATGCTCTAGGGTTTTTAGTTGGGTCCATAACAGGAGAGTTAGCGAACTGACCAGCTTGTTTAGTAAGCTCTTGGCTTGCCATCTGTTGCTGTTGTTCCTGTTGTTCCTGCTGCATAGTCTCTGCAGATTTAACAAGATTTAATACATCAATACCTTGTGCTGCTGCTAATCGTTTAATAGCTTCACTAGCATCTATGTATTGAGGTATGGCTTGTGGCCCAAGTACAGCTGCTATTGTCTGCATAAATTGAGTAAGACTTTCTCTGTCTTGACCTCTACCTAATGCATTTACACCAGCTACAATCTTAGGTCTTACCAAATCTTTAGGTAGTTTTGGTATCTGATTTGATCGCTGGAGTACTAACAACGTTCGGTTTAAATATGGTACTAGAAATTCAACTGTAAGTAAACTGAATAGCCCACCTAATTGTTTCTCTAATTCCAATTGTGTCATCCGTACTTCTTCTGCTGTTGTTCTTTCTGAATCTCTAACGTTTAATACTAAGAAAGCATCAGCTATTCTTTGACCTATTTGTTGAGCCATTTCCTGAGCTGTTCGGAAGTCAGCAGTCTTACCTACTTGTACTACTCCAACATCTTCTGGCCTTCCCTGTATGATAGCTCCGTTACCTGCTTGACTTAGTGTTTGTGGTTTGGTAGTTGCACTAGGGGAAACTAGGAAGATGACCTTGGAGGCTACGCTAGACCCCTCTACGAGGGCTTGCGATAATCCATTCAAACTTCTAAGATCTCCTATAAATTCTTCTACCCTACCACGTCCATAATCTTCTCCATCTACAGTGTTAAATCTTAGAGGGAGCCACGGACTAGTATTCTTCGGTGCTGTACTGCGGCTATCAGGCAGAATCATATCGTCTGCTTCTTGATGCCATATCCAACGACCAGATTTATCATCCAACTTGACGCATGTGTATACTTCTACGTCATCCTCATTTGTCCCATCACTATTAACCTCATTAGGTTGTGATATAGGGCTGCCTTTTTCCAGTCCTAATATCTTACGACTGATTAATTCTTTTGTTATTATCTCTAATACGTTACCATTACCATCTCGGTTTACAACATATCTATTTAGTGGGAAGTTCTTAAGACCATCCTTACCCATAAAGATGAGAGCATTACCTGAAACAATAAGATGTTTCAATGCTTGGTGTACTACAACTCTATCACTTGAAGCAGCGATGTAGTCTAGTATCATCCTCTCTATCTTAGAGAAAGAAAGATCTAACTCACTCCTCATCTGTGGATCTAACTCTTCTCCTAACTTGTCATCCCTGACTTGTAGTTTGAAGAAGCTTGTCTGAGGTGGTAGCATTGCAAGCATTAACTTAGCTGCTAGTGTCACTACAGCCTTAGCTCCAACGGATTGCCAAGGCTGTCTTAGGTGAACCTTTCCACTCTTCTGACTGTTATCATGTTGTACTAGATATGGTAAGGTAAGTTCAGAGCACTCTATAGCTGTGTCTAAGAACTGTGATCGTCCTGCAGCTAACTGTGAGTATCGTTGACTTGCCTTATACATTATACATTAAGCCCGCCAGAACTTGCTCCTTGTTGTCCTTGATTAAGAGCTATCTTTAACTGAGCTGCTCCTTTCTTTTTACCAGCAGCTGGGTTACTCTTTGTCTGCTCTCCACCATAAGCAATGTCTTTTACTTCACCTACATCTTCGATGTCTTTTTTCTTAGGCAAAGGGTTGTTAGTTTGAACTGTCCTAGCCTCTGGTGGGGCAAAAGTTGCCATTGGTTCCGATGGACCCGGACCTCCAAAAATACACATTAGTTTTCCTCTAGTATTTGTTTAACATATGCAACCACGCTAGCTTGTCCAGCACGGTACATAATAGATTCTATTTGTTCTTTTGGGTGAATGGGTTCGCTGGGGAATTTTAATTCGAGATCCTCAACTAATTTCTCTAGCTTCTCTGAATAGATGTTAAGCGTATTGGGGTAGATTTGTGTTGTCATGTTCAAAAAATGCTGGCATTCTTGCTGCCTTGGTCTCAGAAAACTCTGGTGCTTTGCCTTGATACATTAATGAATCGCTTGCATCGAGCCAGAATTTTTTGTCCAAATATTTATCGGTAGTATTTATACCTAGTGGCTCTAATATCCAATGAATAGTTGCCTTCCTAAGACGGTCCAGAGAAGGAGAAAGCCCCAACTCTGCACATACAAGTGAATTAGATCCCACGTGGATTTGTTCGTCTCTTGAGATATCTGCCGATACTGTCCTAAGAGCAGCGTCGCCATTAAACCTAAAGAAAGGTAATAGAACAAAGAATATAGCTCGTTCTGCGACAAGTGCTTTAGTAATGGTATGGTCAGGATGTGAAATCCAAGCATCTCTTAACTTTAACGCCTCCTGTTCTTCCTTTGAATCTTCTTTTATACCATGAGCTTTTACTATATAGCCCAAGGCAAGATCATGTTTAATCTCGTCTTGTACGTTTGATTCAAGGAGCTGCCTAGCAAGTGGTGGTACTTCTTTTTCAAGTCCTTCACGAATAAATTCTCCAACTGGCAACTCCATATGACGTATTGCGAGAGAACGTTTAAT